GCTCATCTCCGACTGGCCGCGCCGGACAATTATAGCTGTGAATGCTCTACCACTGAGCTACGCCCCCGCTGTCTGTTATGCAAACCGTGTCATTAACTTCTCTTTAAGGGACTTAGGTTTTTCCTCCTCAATTTCTTTCCACTCTTCGATTTCAAAGTTAAAATAGTCGCTGCTATCATTACCATAAAATTGCTCCGTAATTGCCTTGCCGACGTCACGTAGCATTTCGTGGGATACATTGTCTGCGAACGGTAGCAATAGTTTGTCGATTGCTGCACGAGTACTCTTGCGATTTATTGCGTATTCGCTGTTAACGTCTTTCAGGTTCTTAGCTGTACGGTTGATTTGCCATAGCGCATACTCACATGCTGTCCAGCCATGATCGCCGTCCTCACGGAAGCCGCGCTCCGAGCTATAGCCGCGAAGCAAGTTATAAAGCATGTAGTGTTCTGCAGAAAGAGCAGTATGCTTGACATTGCGCATAGTAGCATACTTGTTTTGGTTATACACGTAGACCTCAACGTCCTCGCGCCATACGAGTTTGTCGCTATTATGGAATGACTTCCATGCTTGTTTGAAATTTAGGTAATGTTCTTTTGATTCAAAGAGTCGAGTCTTTGCGTTTTCGATTGTAAAGTGTTTCATTTTAGTTCTCCTAATAAGTTAAATGTTGTTTGTGAGCGAATGCTCGGGGATAGGTCAAACAACCCGTATTAGGGACCGCGTATTAAATTAGTCTATGTCATTGTACATGCCCTCCGTTTTCCATCATTGGTAAGTGAACGTTAAAGTAATAGTCACCGCACTGATATAGTGCTAGACATAAAAGAATGATCAATATTCTTTTAATCCATGTTCCTATTGTAACTCCAACGTATAATTTTGTCAACCATTTATTCATATACTTTTATTTATCATGCTGCGCTAGTGGAGGGATTCGAACCCTCAAGTCCAGGCTTTAGAGACCCTTATCCGTCCAACGGCACACCAGCAAATCTATTTTCGGGGACAAATTATAGAAACGCATTCGTCCTCTGCGCCGCGCGGACAACCGCAATCCCAATCATCGTCTTTTTGTGCTGCTTTGTATCCTTCGGCGAATCCCGGTGATTTCATGCCTTTTTCGATTAGTTCTGCAAGTTTCTTAGGTATTTTGTTCAACTCTATTTCCTATAATTTGAGACCCTTATCCGTCCAACGGCACACCAGCATTAAATTACCCTTGCAAGCTCGTGCATCATTTTAGTGTCGCCCTGCTCACAAAACTCTAAGAAATCACGATATGTTCTTCCTACCCAAGCCGGCATATCATTGTCTACTTTATGCCAAAATGTTCCGCGCCAGTTTTTTGATTTATATGTTGTGTCAAAGCCGGCGTCGAGCCAGGCTGCTTCATACAAGTCGCGTATAAAATCATCTGGCTGGATTACATCATCTAACCCCAGAAACTTAACTACACACCCTTCGAGTGAATAATTAAGTCGATCTGTTGTTTTAGGCTTCATACTTACTTTCCTATGTTTGGAGGCTCGTCAGGGAATCGAACCCTGGACCAATACGTTTTAGAGGCGTGTGCTCTACCACTGAGCTAACGAGCCGAAACTTTTATGCTAGGCTACAACGACCTACTTTATCGCAAGGAACCTTAGCTGTACCTAGGTACTGATAGTCTGTGTGCGTTGCTTGTTCTGCATCGCAGTACAAAAGCGTACCTAGTTCCAAGTGCTTGTAGACATGTGCTTCACATAGTTCAACCTTTCCTTTCAAAAGATCAAACTCACGTGCTGCTGCCAAGCCCAATACTGCTGCAATCAACATTGCAAGCAATACGCTATGGCCGCCCATCAATACTGCTAGTGTCTGAAGTGCAAACGCACCGCCTAATACATACTTAAAATATTTGAGTACTTCATCCATTATTATCACCTTTTATTATTTGTACTAGTATGTCACCGTGGCACAATTTTGGTGCGCACCAACATCCAAGTACCTTACCATTCAATTCACGCCGAGCCTTTTCGACTAGATCGGGCTGCGATAGCAACCACTCAGCGTATTTTTCAACAACCTCTTCACGTGTTCCGTCTGCTCCTATGCTAAACGGGTTGCCCCAGGGGCCAGGACGTCCGATATAAACGTCGAAACTATCTCGTTTGCAATGTACTACGTTAGCCATGTGAAACTGTAAGTCATTGATTTTCTTATAAATCAGCCCGCACGTAAGTCTTTGATTTTATTGGACTAGGTCCTAAAAGACCACGAGCGTGCTCTCAAATTAGAAAGCGGGGGTCATTGCGCACTACGCGCAAATCACCCCGCTAAATTGCTTTAGACTAGGCCTTGAGCCAAAGCCTTGTAGCCTGCTGCCACGATACGACGTGAAGGTGTACCGAGACGATAGAACGTCTTAGCGCGACCCTTTGTGTCTGTGCGGTGGTTTGTGTAAATTGCAAAACCGTCGAAACGTAGATCGTTAATTGTTGCGCTAACATTTGCAACGCCATAACGTGCTTCGATTTGTGCCGCTGTCAGACCACGGTCTGTATTGCGAAGGCCTTCTAGAACAGCCTCTTTCTTTGTTGTAATTGTAGACATATTATTGTCCTCCTTTTTACGATTGCAGTAACTATTATAACACCATCAACAGAAAGTGTCAATAAGTCTTTGAAACTGCGTTTTCAGTTAAAGGAGTTTAGTCCCACCAGAGGCGTAAAACTGGTCCAGGAATTGTAGCACCTTTTAGAGTGGTGCGGCCGTTTGCATATAAATCTATCTCTTGGGCAAAGTTGGCTTCGTCAAGATATTCGCCTAATTCTCTTAGGTAATGTTCTGGTCCGGTAATATACAATGCTACGCTGCCTTCACGAGCAGGGATGAACTTTAGTTCATCTGGAGAAATGCTAATATCGCGTAATGCATCTTTCAAATCTCTGCCAGCGGGCTTAGGCTCAAAATCATTATAGCCTCCACCAACAGCAATGTCCATTGTCTTTACCCACTGATCGAGTGTAACAGGAACTCCAATGATGTCCAAGTTCCTTCCAGAACCTTCGCCATACGCTAAGATGACAGGCTGGTTGCCTTTCAGTGCTGCGTAGAATTGTCCCTTGATATCCTCGTTTAGTATTTCTGTGAGTCTCATGCTATGTGTCCCAAAATAGAATTATCAGGATTAGTAAAATAATAAACCATCCCATGCATGTATTTATCAAGCAAGTACAGAAAAACCGCCCCGAAGGGCGGCGAGCTTGCATGGCATGTTCTGTTATTCTTCCTCAGTCAAGTCCTCGTCAACATCAGAATCTTCGTCAACTTCTTCGCACTCAGTATCTTCCCAGTCTGTTTCGGAGTTCGGGAACTCGTCGTCGCACAAACCGCCGACAAATTCTGCTGCTTCTTCCTCAGAATCCGCACGAACAACGATGGTGTGGGTCGTTACTTCTCTCTGTGTAAATTCAAATACTGGCATTTCAGTTTCCTCAACGTTAATAAAATTTTTAGTGTTTAAAAAAGCCCCTCCGAAGAGGGGCAATGGACCACACATTGTTCAGTTATGCTGCATCCTGCGCTATCATCTTCTGGATGCGACCCTTGTGGGACAGTACCGTAAAGTCCGCAGCCTCGTCCCAGCCATCCGGGTCGATTGCAGCCAGGTCAGCTACCTTCAGTACAGTTCGCAGGCTCAGCTCGTTCAAGTAGTCAACGTTATCGTAAACGTAGTTGACAACAGCGTCTTTCAACTTGGTGCTAAGGTCGCGGTCATCAAGCATACCTGCTGCGACAACCTGCTTAACACGGAGCAACTGCTCGCGGCGCGTATCGAGACACAAGTCCAAGTAATGAACACGTGACATGATAGCCTCTAAGTGAGCAGCAATCTTCTTGCTCTTACACTGGTCAAACTTGATGTTCGTCAAGAACACAATCGTGCCTTCAAAGTGGAAGCTCTCAGGAATGTTTTCACCTTCCTCGTCGCCACGTCCGTTAAGGGCGTTCGACTCTTTCATCCAACAAAGCTTGCGTTTCTTCTTCGTGTCCATCGCAGCCTTGAGCAAGTTCAACTGGAGCTCGTCCCACAGTGCCGTGTCACAGTCGTCAAATACGACAACGTTACCTGGCTTGCGGTTGTCCCAAAGCTTGATGTAGAGTGAAATAGCTGACGTACCACCTGTGATCAGGTCGTAGCGTTCGGGCAAGCCCTTCAGCACTCGCGTCATGTTCATGCGCTCCAGCGTCTTCTCAACGCCGTAAGACTTACCAACACCAGCGGGACCGGAAATAATCAGTCCACGTATCTGGTTGCGCTGGGCTGCTGCCGCAAGCGTCTCAATGTAAGCAAAGGTCTTTTCGATTCGGGCGATCGTCTGCTCGTCCGTCTCAACAAATTCCGGGAGGTCGTTTGCCTTGCCGTTCGGACCGTGTGTCGTAGCAGCCAGCTCACCGATCTGCTCAACGTCCTCGAACTCAACCTTAACGCGGACCTGTTCCGGACCGTCAAGGGAGCCATCATTTACTACAGTGACAAAGCCGCCGTTCTTGCCAGCCTTCCAAGGCTTAACAAGTTTAAACGTACCTGTAACGTCGTTGTTACGGTAGCTGCCATTCTTAATAATTACTTGTGCGGTCATGTGTAAGTCCTTTGTCTATAAGTTAGTGTGCCCTAACTGTTAAATATAATTGTAGAGCCATTGTTTCCAGAAGTCAACTATGAAATCTCTTAGAAATCAATGACTTACAACTATTTTAATATTTCCAGTAGATTCAACAGGTTATAGACCCAGAAAGATGCACATTTCTGAAAAAAGAATTCTTTAGATTTCAAGAGGTTACGTCAGGACCGACGTAAGTCATTGATTTTGCTACTTAGACTTAGAGCGCTCTTCGAGTAGGGCCCGCTTCCACGCTTGCGCACCCGTCATTGCCCACTCTTCGTGTGGCGTGTCATAGGTGTTGATAGCGCACCCATAATATTTCAGCCAGCCTTCTGCGAGCAAAATATCACCCTTGCATTTTTCAAGAGCCGCCTTGCACTCTACCATGCCAGCGCCGGTTTCGTTGCGCAAGTCTTTTACCATCTGTGCTGTAATTTTAGATTGTGGCATCATCCATACCCGCACATCGTAGTTTCACGATATTGTTGATCTGGAAGTTTTTTGTCTCTAACGCTTTGTGCAACCCAATCCAGCGATTGCGTAGCAACGCAAATTCGTTAACAAGCATTGCCATGTCTACAACTTCGCTTTCGCCGTCGATATATTTTTCTGCATCGCGGGCCGTTAACGCTCGGTTGTAATTTTCCAGATACTTGCGAAACCACTTAGAACGTATTTTACGCAACTCTGCGTTCATGTGCTCTAGTATGGCTTCTATTTCCTGTAGCTGATTGTATCGCTGCTCAACAATGCCCGGCATCTCTGCAGACAGGCGCTCGATAGGCTTGCCCTTAAGATTGAGGTCAGTCTTCCTAGCATACTCTAGCTCGCTGTCAAAATGATCGATGCAGTCAGGTAGGTGTGATAGGTCCGACGATACTTTGTTATACCATCCAGCCATTAATCTTTAACCTTCATTACTCCTGCCTTCATAGCACGAAGAAATAGTATCGCGCGGCGATGGCGTAGTGCAACTCGCTTCTTAAGTTTCATTGCTTGAGGATTTACCCCGAGGAACTCAATAAGCATTGCATGTAATTCTGTGATCACTTCTGGATTTGTAATTTCTCGGATTAGCTGATCATCAAGGTGTTCAAGGATGCTGTCAAGCACCATTATAGTTTGATTCTTGCTTTTCTTGCGAATTACTTCTTTTAGTATTTCGACTTTAGTAGTCATAGTCTTCGTCCTCATCGTCTTCGTATGCACCGTAGTATGTTTTTACTGCGGCGTGAAGTTCTTTGTCCAGGTCTGCGTGGTCTTCTATACCGTCTGCATAACCGTAATCATCACAGATTGCTATAATTGCATCTGCAACGTCTAACCTATCTTTAGCAGGAACAAAGTGCTTAATACGAGACCATAAATCAATTATGAAGTCCTCTCTCATTCCTTTTCCTTACACCTGTTGCATGTGTCGTGTATTGTTTGTTTTGTAGGCGAAGGACAGCGGCACTGATTAATTACAGTGCCGCATTCCTTACATACTACTTTAAAATGTCCTTTTGACATTATTCCGTCTCTTCTACCTCTAGTTCTACTTCAGTATCAGCAACGACGTCGTCTGCGTTATGATCCGCAATGTTGTAGTTCGCATTTTTCTTAACCTGCGAAAATTCCTTCATTACACGATCTAAACAGCCGTCATCATTTCGACCCCAAGCTTTCTGGAACAGGATAACTTCCTCACCATCGACCGGCGATACATACTTGTATCTGTTGCCGACTTTTGTAAGAACTTCCATATTCATAAGCATATCAAACATGCCCGAATACGGATCCATTCCAGTATCATACGGAATATTTACCTTCACTGTCTCGAAAGGTTTCGCATACCTGGACTTCATTATCTTACATGCTGCACGAATGCCCTTCACGTCAGTTACTTTGTTGCCGTCTTCGTCTAGCTTCAACTTCAACTTTCGCATAGCAACTACGATAGAGCTTGCATAAATGAAGCCCTGTCCGCCGCTAATCTTGTCGTCAGGATCAAACATATCCTGTGAAGCATATGTGTGGTTCGTGCAAACAAGACCGATATTCCATTGCGCAATACGATTAACTGCGTTACGAACAAGTGCTGTGAGTGACTTAGCTTTACGACCTAGATCGCCCTTCATGTCGCCTCTTTCAAACTGATCGCTATCGGTTGGCGTAAGTAGCATGCCTAGCGAATCAACTACAAACATAACCTTAGGACGCTCATCAACTTCTAGGTGTCCAAAATCGGCCTTATAGTCTTTAACGAAATCAGACAAAATCTTAGCAACTTCGTCTACCATCGACACACCAATGCGAAGAAGCTTGTCTTCACTTGTATCGATGCCTAGTGCCTGTAGCCACTTTTCATCCAATGCGTTTTCCGAGTCAAGCAATACAACAAAGATACCCTGTTCCTGTGCGTGACGAACAAGGTTGCCTGCTGCGATGTACGACTTGCCAGCGCCGGATTCACCTGCAAAAACTGTAACCTTACCTAGTGGAATACCTTTGTGAAAGTCTCCACTGATAAGATAGTTTAATACATAGTTGCCTGTGCTGACCCAGGTATCAGGATCGTGAAATCCTGCCGCCACTCCTGGAAGTGCTTTTGTAATTCCCTTACGGAACTTATCGGGGTTAAATGGTTTTACCATCTCAATTCTCCAGTATTATTAAAGGGGCGACATTGCGCCGCCCCTCGTTTATTATTATTCTGCCGACGCGCGGTTGCGAATCTTAGCTAGAATATCTTGAGCCGACTTAGCGCCACCCTCTGCCTTAACTTCAACCTTCTCCTCAACTGGCTCTTCAGCCTTTGTCTCGGTTACTGTCTCTGTCTTAGCTTCGGTCTTTGTTTCTGTCGTCTCACCTGCAGAACCCTTGTCATCATCATCGGATGCATCATACTCTAGTCCGTATGGACGGTAGTATGAAGCCCAACGTTCTGGATCGTATAGCTCACCATCAACCGATGCTTCGAACATTTCGCTAATAGCGTTTAGTCCTGCTGCATCAGGCTTCTTCGGCAACCACTCGTTTAGATCAAACAAGCCGTGCTTCTCGATAGCTTCCAACTGCTCTTCTGTTAGCGAAGACTCTTTACGTCCCCACTTGGAAGTGCTGTAATCAGCATACTGGCCTTTCTTGGTGCGCGTAATACGGAAGTCCGTACCGTTTAGGTAATCAACCGGAATGTTCTCCATATCTGGATCCATTAGCGCGTCTTTAACAATGTTAAAAATCTGCGGACCAAGGATAAAGCGGCGAATTGGATTCTCCGGCTTCTCTTCGTCGTTTAGTGGATCTTCGTTAACAAAGCCCTGGAACATGTAAGAACGTTTCTTCCAATACTGACGTGCTGTATCTTCAAGCGACTTGTCATTCCACATTGGACGGACCTCTGCTAGGATTGGGCAAGTCTCACCCCACATCTCCACACAAGGTACTTTAACGACAACAGACTTGTTTTCGTCTTGGCCCTTGATGCCAGGAAACTTAAGGTTGATTAGCTGACGTTCACGCCAGAAGAATGTGTTCTCTGGATTTGCGTCTGGTAGGAAGCGCAGGACTGCGGCTTCGTTCTCTGGGATATTCCAAAATGGGTATGTTAGTCCAGATGTGAATTGGCGATTGTTACCACCCTTACGTGACTCCATTTCTTGGAGCTTCTTTCTAATTTCTTCTAAAGATGCCATGATTATTCTCCTTATATGTAATTATAATTTTTGGCCTAAATGCGTTTCTCTTTTATGACTCGACACCGAACCGCATTAGTTTCGGATTGAGCTGTCGAACGCATAATACATATTATACGTTCTACCTTTTATTTAGTCAAGCTGAATAGAAAACGGCGTTTTATTAGATAAAAACGCCGTTTAATATTTTCGCTTATTTTGTTGTTTTAACGCTTTATACGTAGCCGTTGCCGTCGCACTTTTCGCAATCGCCGCCGCCAGGACCGAATGGATCGGCACTCATGCCTGTTCCTGAACAAGCTGGACATTCGTCCATGAAATCTTCTGGATCTATGTTACCTTGTCCTTCATAGTTATAGCCGTGATCCCAGTCGCCGGGTTCTTCACTTAGTTTGTCATCGTACGAACTAACAAGTGCATATGCACCTTTCTTGAATTTGTGTGGCTGTAGTGATAGTGTATCTCTGTTTACACTGGCCCAGCCCTTTCTACGCGAAGCTTTGTGGTGAATTAGTGCAAGATTATCATCAATCTTAATTATTTTTCCGACCATCCCGGAAACCTGGGATACTACTTCGATACCTCGATCGAGCAGGTCTTGTATCTTTTCGGAATTAGATTCGTTATCGTCCATTGGCATGCCCATGCCCGTTGCTCCAGACTCAGATTCGCCGCGGCGAACCTCATCATCCCAATCATCTTCCGTAACCGAACCGTCAATTGCATTTTGACCGAAGCAATCTGGACATACTGATTGATCATCTGGATCCCAGCCTCTGCAAGTCTCGCAACCGTCGTCGTCGTCTTCTCTTACTTGGTGCTGCCAGCCGCAACGATTGCAACGTTCTGCGGGGCCTGTCATTGTTTCGCCACGTTCCATTGTGCCCTTACGGCAGCGTGAACATGTATCGCCTTCTGCTTCGTCTAGTCCTTCGATCTTACGTAGCTTAGATACACACCTATCACAAATAGGCACATCGCCTAAGATTGGATGTGGTTCTGTAGTGGTTGCATCGTTGTGGCATCCTGCCCACCATGCACACTCCTGTTCGGAACCTTGCGCAGGGAAATTTGCTTCGGCAAGCTTGTCGATCTTAGCCGACCATGCGTTAAACGACTCTTCAAGCTTGTCAACAAACTCGACTTCTGCTTGCTCTGCAACTTCGATATTTTCTAGCACGTTGCCGACAACCGACTTTTCAAACTTCGATAGCTCGTTGCCTTCGATTAGTTTGTTACCGATTTTGTGAACGAATTTCGATAGCTCCGACTCTTCGATAACGCGCTCCGATAGTGCGCGAATCTTGTAGCCTAGCTTCTGTACCGGAGAATCAAACTCAATAACGTCAGCTTCGATTAAGTCTTCTGTGGACGTTACTGCAAACGCTTCTGTGCTTGCTTCTTCGATCATCGAACGCCATGCGTTCTTTTCTGTAACAAGGCGCTTGATTAGCGGTAGCGTGTCGCCAATCTTCTCGTCAAACTTGCGTACAGTAAACATATCTTTTAGCTCATCTGTATCTTCTTCAAGCTCGCTGCCTTCACGGCTAGCAATCTGCTCGCACATTTTAGCATATGTTGTTGCACCTTGGAACTTGGAAATCTCACGGCGATATGCTGCCATATTCTCGCGTACAATCTTAATAATATCTTCGCTAGTCTCGTTTATTAGCTTGTTTGTGCGTGTATAGCGTATAAATTCGGAAAGCTTAATTAAGTTTGCAACAGACTCAATAATGTATGCGCCAACGGCGTCATGCATTTCACCACCTTCATCAATGTGGCGTGCCATTGCTCTTGCACCTGCTAGGTTGTTATGCGGGAAGCGAAAACGCTCGCCTGCCTGTTCAATAAAGATTGCATTGATTTGACGTGAACGTGCGCCGCGTACTTCTTCTTGTACAGGCTTACGGTGACGTACAATAATCTTTGTTGACTCTAGTGTTTGGTAGCTTGTCTTTGTGCTACCGTGCATTTTAGATAGTGCTGCTTCACTTACTTGATTCATTTTCTTATCCCTGTATTTCTTTGCTTGGAAGGCAAAATCTTTAGGTGCAATCTCTTTGCCAAATACTTTTAGCTCATATTTGAGCATATATTGCCTAGCTAGGTTACGAAGCTGTTTCATAACTGCTTCTAATTCATCTAGCTTTACTTTGCTGTTCTTATTAATACGTAGCTGGGCATTGTCTTCGTCAATTGTAACCATGTAATTTGGGGTTTTAACGTAGAAACGGCGTGCCTCTTCAGGATCTGCTGTTTCCATGCCATCGAGTGTGAACATGACAACAGAGTGTCCCTTGCCTTTCATAATAGCAACGGCTTTTTCGGCTACTTTGCCGAAGTCTATAGCTTCGTTTAGTGTTTTTCGCATAACTGTATTTATCAGTTATAGCTGTATTTAGATAATTAACGGCATTGGGTGCGCGTCATCGTCTTCAAATTCGCCGCCGATATTGCTGTTGATAGCATCATGAAGTCTGTCATCCCATGTTGCAATGTGCTGAGCCATGCGTATGACTACTAGCATAGCCGATATGAGGTCGTCATGCTCGCCTTGGGCTGCTTCATAGCCATTACCCTTAGCAATAAAGTACTTTAGCTCATGCGCTAAGTTTTTACTCTTAACAGACATGCTATCACCCTCTAGCAAAGACTTAAATTTAGAGCAGGCCTCCATTTTAGTCTTGTTTGTTGTGGTGTAGCCCTTGCGAGCTGCTCGTCCTCGAAGGTGTCGGTTAGGATCGTGCATCATAGTACCGGGGAATCGCTCTTCACCGGAGTCGCGTATACATACAAGTGCTGCTTCTCCGACGCTGTTGTTTTCTAACGTCCAGTAAATTTCGGAATGGGGTGCTTCGCGTTCTATTTCTTGCAAGATTTGTCGCAATACGCGGACTTGTTCCTCAACAATACTACGATTATGCTGCCATTCAGCAACCTGCTTCATAGACGGTAGCTCGAGAACTTGTATGGCAGCGAAGTCGCCGCCAGTACCCATAGAAGGATCGAGTGCTACGCAGTATGTCTTGCCGTCTTTAATCTTTTCGTACCAGCGAACTTCTCCGGACTTACGCATAGGATTGCATACTTTTCGATTCAGTGCTGCTAATGTGCCTGAACGAATGAGCGTTTCTTGGAAGGAGATAAACTTGCACTCGTGCTCACGCTCGAATCTGTCGTCGTTTGTCTTGGAACGTTCTTGCCTTGCCCACTCTTCATCGCGTTCTGGATGGGCGCGCCATGTTGCAAAGTAGCCCTTGAAGCCGTTCTTACCTGTGTCAGTGTCGTTACCGAACTCATCAATAGTATGCTGCGAATCGTGCCAAATAGTAGCGAACTGATCGTCGTCAACGTTTGGCGTAGAAGTAATGATACACTTACCACCCGTCGATAGTGTTGGAGATAGTGCAGTCCAGAATTCCTTAGCAATGCGAGGTTGCACGAACGCAAACTCATCTAAGTATACAAGGGAAATAGCAAGACCACGTCCTGTGTTTGGTGTTGTTGCTTGGGAAATAATACGCGAGCCATTGTCAAACTTCATGCTCTGCTTGTTATATTCGGATACGCCTGCGCGAATATGGTCTGGAAGGTCCTCGTATGCGTAGCGAATCTTTTCCATGATTTCTGTAGCACCTTCGCGCTTATGTGCTGCAATAAGAATAAGAGAGTCGGGTTTGAACATTGCGTACCATAGTAGGTAGCCTGCTGCTAGTGTTGTCTTACCTAGCTGTCGTCCAATCATAGCAATCGAATAACGATAGCTGTGATAAACGTCGCAAAGCTCGCGCTGATAATCAAATGGTTCAAACTTCAGCTTACCTTTGACAGGATGCTGAATGTACATGAAGTTTTCCATGAAGTACATAGGCCCTGTGTCAGGATCTTCGCACTTCGAGAGCTCATCGAGCATCTCGGGAGTATAGCGAATCTTAGTATGGGCTTTTTTGACTAGCTTGTCGTCTAACGTACTCATGTATGTATTTATCGGTGAAAAAGCACCAACAAACGTTACTTAGGCTTCTTGACAGGTTTGCGAGGGTTTTTAGCTTTCTTTGTGTTGCGCTTTCTTATCTTTTCGTCTAGCGGCACAGGAATCGAAAGCAATGCTTCTTCAATAACGATTACCTTCTCTTCGATGGTATCAAAGTCTTCTGAAGTCTTGTCGTCTTTTACTTTCGTTGACATGTTGTCGCGTATGAGCTTTCGAAGAGCAACTTGTAAAGGACGCCTGTTGCGTCCTTTATAATCAAGTGTTCTAATAGTAAACGCTTCGGTATCAATATCGACAAGTTCGCATTGCGTATCCAAAAACGATAGAACGTCTGCTCGCTTATACATGCGGTCGACTTCTTTCCAAAGATCTTTGCGAGCTTTATCGAAGTCGTCCTTTTCTTTCGCTGTCTTCGGTGGCTTCGGCATTTTTACTACTTGCGGAATCTGCGATAAGCGTGTTTAAAGGACTCGTAAATGTAATCTTCGTCCTTATCAACTGATGCCATCGGTGTGCGCATTGGGTTATCGCCATGCTTCGCACCTGCTGGTCCTAGCTCACGTGCTGGACTGCTAGTAGCACCTGCAGGGAAACGTAGATCAAACTCGTCATCAACAGATTCTCGATCGTTATAGCCGTTCTGCAAATCTTCTTCCATGCCTGCAAATTCATATGCTCGACCTTGCTCGAAGCCGTGGTCTGTTAGTAACGCGACAATCTTATCTGTATACTGCTCAGGAACACCAACTTCGTTTTGCATACCGAAGATAATTTGATCGCCAATTTCGTCAGCTACTAGGTAGTACGCTTTCTCGTCGTCGAAGTTAAAGAAATCGTAATCGTCTTTGTTATCTGTCGATTCTGCTACTTCCGGTGCTGCGCCGAATTTCTTTGTTAGGTTAGCTTTTACTTTTTCCCAATTGCGAGCAAATGCTTCTTCGTCGCTAGGTGGTAGTTGGTTCTTCTGCCAGTATACCATAGACATAATG